ACACCAAAGATGTCGCCACCTGCTGTATGTTGTCTGTTTACTTTGTTTGCTGCAGAAACTTTTACCAAGTGATACTGATAATTTTCTAAGTTTGCAGCTGCTATCATAGATTCGTATTGTCTACTCATTGTTATCTCCTTTCTTCTTCATATTTATCTGATAATTCTTTATCGTTTTTAAGAACAGCTAATACAGCTTCGCCATAATTCTCAGCTTTTTTCTGCTCAAGATAAAGTTTTGCTCTTCTATCAACTTCTACACCTGCATTATCATAGTCAGCAACTACTTGTGGTTCGCCACCTTCTTCTGATATTTCAGCAAACTCAACAACTTTTGGCATGTTGTCTAGGATGCTTGTTACAAGTTCAAACTGAGATAAATTAATTTCTTTGTCATCTTTTGAATAAGAAAAAACTTTTTCATCAGTTGCAGTTGAAAGAAGTGCTTCTACCTCTTTATACTGGACAGGAAGAATTTTGCCTTCTGTCTTTAAACTATCCATGTATGAAGCGATATTTTCTTTTTTGATTTCATCTTTATGTGCTTGATACTCTTTCATAACTTCTTCTTTTTCTTTGCGAAGTTGTGAAATTTCATCTTCGTACTTTTGGATTGAAACCTTATCATGATTTTCTTCCATGATTTCACTCTCCTTTCCGTTATAGTGGTATTTGACTTCCCCTGTTCCCATGTTGGAATACAATCCTTCGATTGATTCTAAGTTAGTAACAGCAGGAATATCAGCTCCCAATAAAGCTACTGCTTTAAGTACTCTATTGAAAGTTGAGCCATTGGCTTTGTAGTTCCAATATATTTCACTTGAAACTCTTTTGTAGTTTCCTCTTTTTATTGCATCAAATACTTTCTTAGGAAGTTCTTTGAAATCAGCAACGAGTTTACTACCTACCTTATAGATTTTGGAGATATAACCAAGAGCAGGTTGTCCATCTTGCAACTCAGATTGTTCCTCATTATGTCCTAGTTTGACTGGTGGTTCAAAGCCCACTTCATCAAAGTTTTTAATCATGGCATCTAGGTCCTTCTCACTATATCTGTCGCCATTCCAGATACCAGTTGAAAATATTTCGACACCATTAAGGTTATAAGTTTGTTCGACTGCATTGTTTTTTTGTTCTTCTTTACAATCGCATACCTCTTTATTTTCATCACAATCGCAGTCAGATTGTGCAAAAGAGCCGATTGGTTTTTCTGTGTGAACATCTCTAGGTGTAATTGCCATTTTTTCTTCATCTTCATGAGCACCCATATCTTTGTCATCTTCGTGTGCACCCATCTCTTTATCTTCATCAATCATATCTTTCATTTTTTCTTTGGCTTCCATATAAGCATCATGCGAAGGAAAAGGCATATAAACAGTTACTTCTTCATCATCAATAATATGAACATGTGGATGTGAGCCTTCGCCACCCATTTCTTTAGCTCTAGCTTCTGCTTTTTCTGTTGTAGAATAAATATCTTCCATAGCATAAAGCTCTTCTCTAGTCATTCTTTCTTGTACTTCAGGTCTGAGCATTGCACCCATTTCCTTTTCTTTGTCTTTACCATGTATTCCTGGCATATTTACACCTCATTTACTACCCGACATCTCGGACATTTTATTTCAATTTGTAGGAATTGCTTGACAGCAGATTTTCCTAACAATTTATTACAATTGTAACACCTTATATCAATTTTATCAAAAGATTGAGCTTGTATTGGTGGCTCATTTATGGTAATTGATGTTACATTTGTCATTTTGAACTAAGCCTATGTCCTTTCGGGAACAAATCGGTGTCGTGTTTACCAGAACGAAAGCGACCATTGCGAAGTGCATATAGATAACTATTTACTCTTGCAAGTGCCCATTGTTGTGATGATTTTACAGTAGGTCTTACACTTCCAGGGTTGGTCCTGTAAGCTCCGATTCCTCTGTTGTATACGACTTGAAGTGTTCTTAATGTTGTTCTTTTTGTTTTAGTATCGCCATATTTTTCGTTATGGTCTGCTACTTTCTTTTTAAGTGCTTCATCTCTAGCACTATACTCTATTGCTTCTTGTTGGTCTGAAGCTGGTCTATTCTCAAGCTGATTTCTTTTTGACCTAGCCCAAGATTGCCCAGGGTCTCCGCCCCACATTGCCCAAGCAATTCTTCCGTTACTTGGATAACCTTTCTCTCCTGGTCTGAACCCTTGTGCCTTTTTGTCTACTTCGTGTCGGGAAAAGAAACTGTGCATTCGCTTGACTGTACTTGGTGACAAGTTCTCTCTGTTTTTTAATTGTGTCGCTCGAGCTATCCCAACGGCAGTTCCACCCCTTCCAAACTCCTTTCTCCATTCTAGTGCTTTAACTCCTTCTTTAGCCATAGCTTCGGTAGGTCTTAAATCTACCTGACTATTATTAGAGGTAATCACTTCTTCAGAATCTTCAAGGTCATCATCTTCGGCTATTGGCTCTTCTCCTAAACCTTCTTGAGGTGCAGGGTCTTTTATAGAATCTACTGTTGGAAAATGTAAGTTTTCTCTTATTGCATTTTGGTCTAATTGTGTTGCTTGGACTACACCTTTAGATACTGCATCTACGAATAACTGATTGAGTTCTAGTTTTTGGTCATCAGTCATTGGGTTAAATTGAAACTTAGGCAATGCTACATTGCCGTAGTTTATTTGAACTATGTTTTTAATTAATTGTTCTTGCATAACAATTTCTTCTAAGTCTTGTCTTAGCTTTCCAAGAACATATAAGAAAACATCAAAGTGCACTTTTGCTTGTGAGTATGCTCCAAACTGTCCTTCAGCTACTAGCCTATCAGGGATAAGAATAGAACGAGCAATAGATTTATCATAATAATTAATTGCAGTTTTAAAGTCATCAGTTGAACTCCTTGATGGCTCTAAGAAACTTATATCAAATTCATCTACTCTATGTGTAATAGATGTTTTTGCAGTTAGATTATCAAGTATCTTTCTAAGATTAACAGTTGTTTGCGGGTCATTGTTTCTATACTTTCCAAGAACTGTTGGGTTTGCAAATCTTTCTAAGTAAATATTCCAAAACTTTATTATTGTGTCTTTGGACCAAAAAGCTCTATATGCTGACCTTAAATCAGATTGTCCATAATGATTACCAAATTCTTTGTTATAACTGAATATTAAAAATTTGTTTGTTGGTAATTTTTGTTCTAAACCTTCATAGGTATAAATTATGCCTCTTTTTTTAAGGTTACTGTATTTGTCTACTTTAAATTCGTACCAGTGTGGTCTTTTAGTCTTTAAGTTTTTAAGACCAACTTTGTTAGCATAAGGTCCAGATTCATACAGTTTGTAATTAATTTCTGTTATAGAATAACCATAGTCTAAAGCTGACATAATTTGAAAGAGAGCATCGTTCATTGAGCCCTCCATTTCACTTATTGTATAATTAACAAAGTCTGCAATCTCTCTGTCTGAAGTGCTGTCTGTTGCAGGTACAATTTTAAAATTAGGTGCTAATGTTGCAAACTTTTTAAGGCTCAAAGAGGACTTGACCATATCATCAATTCTCATCTGGTCATATATTTGCATACCCTTTCTTGATACCAATGTATCAGGGTTGTATGGTATAATGCCATTCTTGTAAGCTAGTTTAGATTCTGAACTAGCTAATTCGCCTAATCTTACTTTAGTCGGTTGTTCTTTTTGAAATATTTTCGTAATCTTGTCAAGTAAAGCCATTTCAATATAGTTTATTTGATATCGTATATAAAGTAAAGGTTAAAAAGGCATATTAGCAGATATTCTATCACCAAAAACATCTACTGGACTCATCGCCGCATCTCCTTCTATTGGCATTTCGCAAACTGCATACCTCAAGGCATCTACAGGATGGTCAAATCCATTAGTATCATAAGTCTCAATGTTCTTCTTGTCTACTTGTATTTGGCTCATTGCTTTAAAAGTATATGGGCAATCTTCTGTAAATATTAGTGTTGGTTTACCTGTATGTTGTAAATTTGCTAATCTCATGTGTAATTGTTGTGTTCCGTAAATTCTATCATTATTTGCTCTATGCATTACTAAACCTTCTGATTCAAATATCTCTGCTATTGATTCACCTTGATTGTGCCTATTCCACATTGATACATCTGATGGACAATGTGAAGCATAAAAACCATTAGCTTTTTCTATATCTTTTATGTTTTTAGCTACTTCGTTTGCAGGCATTTGTAACCCTTTATTGCTACCATCTACTGTTCCAACATATTCTTTGAAACAAATTAATTCTTTTTCTCCAGTATAAGCTAACCAAACTGTAGCGAATGGTGCAGAGAATCCATAGTCAAAACCTCTAATTATAATGTCATTCTCTGAAGGCTTATAAGAAGATATTAAATGTTGTTGTACCGACATCTCGGGAAAACATGTTCCTTCTATTTTCGACCAATCACCATATCTAAGAGCAGCATAAATTTTATCACCTTGCATTTTAAGTCTTTGCTCATACATTTTATCATTTTGTTGCAAATGTGGGTTGTCATCTAAAGTAGCAGGTATAAACAATCTTTTTAAACCTGTGTTAGGCTCTTGATAAATATTATAAGCACCTGGCTCTACAAATCTTTTACGAACCCAGTCTACATACTTACCTACTGGAGTGCCTGTGCATCTTACTCTAGGAATAAGTTTTGGATTAGTGGAACGACACCTAGAATGTAGATACAAATACTGTTCTTCTTCAAAAGATGTTATTTCATCAAAGAAAACTCCTGCACTGTATTCTTGTCCATCATGCTGAAACTTGTCATTTACTGTTTCCATGTGAGAGAAAAAGATTTTGCCACCACTAGGAAATTGCCAAAACGATTGATGTTGATTCCATTTAGCTCCTAGCTTTTTATATATTTGTTGTGAGTAATCAATAAGCTGTCTTAACTCTCTAGTTGTTCTACGAAATACGACTGCTTTTGCATCTTCGTACATCATTTGTCTACAGGCATCTATTAGCAATACAGATGATTTACCGCTACCTGCACCACCTAAGTATGCAACTTCAAATATTGCACCCGCTTTTAAGAACTCTAATTGCTTTGGTGTTGGTTTCCAAATTATATTAGTGTTCTGTTGTTTCTTCTCTGATTTCTTCGATTGTTGGCTCATGTGCTGTCATTTCGGGAACTTCTACAATACTGTCTATTGTATGTTTGCTCTCTATTTCTTGTTTTATTACATAGCCCTTATCTTTGGCTTGAGTTTCTAAATAAAATCTGATACTAGGATAATGTTTTTCGTTTATAAGCTCTAGTAATTTTGATTCTGCAAAGTCTATTACCTCATCTCTTGCTTCATCTAATTTTTTTTGCAAATTAGGATGTCTTTCTAGTCTTGCATAAAAAGCTTGTCTTGATATACCCGCAGCTTTACAAATTCTAGTAACAAATCCTTTGTATTCTGTTATTAATTGTTCTAGCTTGGTGTTCGATATACGATAACCCATATTATAAATATGAGTGTTTATATTTTTGTGTCAAGTTGTTTTACGAATATAGGCTCATCTTTTTTAATTATTTGGTCATATCCTGCATGATACATGATGTTTACAAGCCTATGATTTGGAACAGATTGGTTAGATAAATTAATGTGCCTTCGTATTCTTTTAAGCTCAGAAGCTTTAATTGTATCAAACTTGTCTAAAAATTTCATCAGTTTTTCTTTGTTTTTGTCTTTTAAACTTTCAAACATGTTTTTCTTTGTCAGTTGTTGTGTAAAAATTGCACGAAGTCTTTTACAATAATTTTCAACGGAAAAGGTTTTAGCTCTTTGACTATTGTGCTCTCCCCATCCAATTGCAAGATTAGGATTTTCTAACATTCTTCTAACCAAGTTTAGTTGCTCATCTTTGTCTCTAAACAGTTGTTCGTTACCAGAACCAAGAAGCTCTGGCATTGTAGTTGCCTCAGGAACGATTGTAGCTAATCCTTGCATCATACTTTCAAAGATAGATATGCAAAAAGTTTCGTATTGCGAATTAAAAGTATTAGCATGACATTTGCTTAAAACATCATAGTATTGTTTTTGAGTTTTACATTCATATATTTTTGTATAAGGTTTTTTGTTTACAGCAACAAGATTGCTTGTACCAACAGGACATACTGCAACATCAAAGTCGTAATCTTTGTATAAATCATCAAACATATCAAAAGTTACTTCCCAGTTTTTATAGGCTTGTAACCTATGATTGTAAACAAAAGTAAACTTATCAAACTTTTTGTTTTTAATTACATCTTCAGGGTTATATAATCCAAACGGAACTACTGTTCCTTTTATTTTGTCTGTAAAGTCAGGCATATACTTTTTAACATTATCTTCGACCATCCACATTGTGTATTTAGAATTAAATATGTTTTCATCTGCTAAGACATCACCAAGTATTTGCCAGTAAACATATTGCATTTGACCCTCTAAAGTATAAGGCAACGAATCATGATAAATATAATGATGTTGATTTACAACACTTATGTTGCTTTGAAAATGAGTATCGATACATTTTAGCTGACCAGTTACTTCTGGTATTTGATTATATACAATCGCTATGTTGTATTTTTCAATAACATCTTTATACCACTCACCATCGAATGTAATGTTGTTTATTTTTTTAGCTAAAGGTATTTTGTAAGGAATTCTTTCTACTTTAGGGTTGTCGAAAAAACCATCTTCAAAATACTTAAAATGTTTGATAGGAAAAGGGATAATAAAATAAGTATCAGGATATAGTTTAGTATAGTTTTCAACAACTTTTTTGATGTGCACATAGTTAGAATCTTTATTTAGATGCTCTACGGACCACATTGGATTTACGAGTATTACCACTGGTTTTTTTCCTCGTTGTCTTTGATTTATCTTTTTCTATGAGCTGATTAAGTTTATCTTCAATGCTTAATAACAATGCATAAAATTTTTGTTCTGTTGCATTCATTTTACTTTCTCCAACAAGTAATCAATAATTTGGTCATCTGTGTCAAAACCATATTCGTATTTAATATTTTGTATTTTGTCAAAATGCTTTCTGTATTTACTAGGATTAGAATACAAGAAAATTAACTTTTTTTGTTGGTCGGTTGCTTCATGACCAACATCTAAAACATCTTCTTTTATTGCTTCAACAACATCGCTATCTTCACTAA